CTCCTTGGCATGGGTTGTTTTCCCCTTGTTTTGTTGTGTTTTGTGTGAACCTATTTTGTGTGTAACTTGCTTGCCAAACCCAAAAGCCCGACCCCGATTTCCCGACAAAAAAAACCCCGAGTAGATCGGGGTCAGTTTGGAGTTAGTTAGTTAATTCATAAACTTACCTCCTGTTCTAAAATTTTCATCATATCTTCGACAGTCTCTGCCCCCACTTGAGCAATCAAGATCGCATTACATAAAGAGTTTTGAACACTCCAAGAACTCTCCAAATTTAAACGATAATCTGAATTTTGATTATTGCGATAATCATAATGATCGGTTAACGAAAAATACTCAGAAGGATTGGTTTGATTAAAGTCATTAATCTCTTTAGAAATAGCCACATTTAGCTTTTCACTTTCTTTGAGTATTTTGTTTCTTTCTGCTTTTAACTTTGTCAGCTTTTTATAAGTAGCAGTCTTTTTAAAAGCCTCATTTTTGGTAATCATTTGAGATTCCATTCTTCTATAGAACTTGTTAGCTATCGCTTCTCGTTCTTGTTTATTGGTTTTCATTTTATATACCTCCTAAAAGTATGTTGTTTAAATGAAACATTAGTATAACACGATATGTATACAGTTTGTAAACTATTTAAGTAAGTATCTTTCTGCTGCTAACGGCGTCCCAGCTCAGATCCTGAAGACGCCAGAGCTACGCAGATCCTTCTGGTGTGTTATCATGTGTTATGCCTTGCAGAAATCCCGAACCCCGACACCCGATTAGAATGCCCCGACCCGACCCGAATGATTTAACAACCTTTCAAGACCATCCAGCGTCTCTCCTGGGAGATCCAGACGGGCTTATTGTGTTGTGTTATGTGTAGCAATACACCCCTCATTTAATATTCTTTAGCTTAGCCCGACCCGACCCGATTTTTTCCTAGCTTTTTTGTGGGGGAGAGAGGGAAAGAGAGGGGGGATGCGATTAACTTTCGAATTCCTTGCATATACGTAAATATAACTATAAAAAATAAATACACTTTGTACCCTAAAACACTTGCATATATTGGATACATTTAGTAGTATTAAAGAGTAATGAATATTTTAACCCTCAAACTTTTAGGAGAGTAATTATGGGAACAAGAAGTAATATAGCGTATCAAAAACCAAATGGAAAAGTCGTAGTAATGTATTGTCATTATGACGGCTACCCAGAATACAACGGCAAGATACTTTATAACCACTACAACCACCACAAGAAAGCAATCGCTTTAGTAGACAACGGCTATCAGTCTGGTCTTAAAGAAACAATAATAGAATCAAACGAAGGCAGAGTTCACCAAGAACCACCTCAAACATTTCATTCTATTCATGCTTTCTTAATGAATGTGCAGTTCGATATTGAATGGATTTACCTATTCAAAAACAACTCTTGGTATGTAGCTGAAACCAAGATGATTCAAATGCCTAATGGCAGATATGATCTTGCAACTTTACATGACAAAGACTTTACACCTCTTTGGGCGTACTTCACAAAAAATAATATTGCCGTAGGTGATCAGTCATGAAGTATAAATTTAAAGAGCGCAACAAGTTCAAACATATCAGAAGAAACATTTTTGATATACCTACAGGGGAGTTAGATACTCCCCTCACTAACGGACATCAAGTATTAGAGTTTCTTTTAAATGTAGCCAATAAAGAACGCTACCAATTCAAAGCAAGGGGTAGAGGTAGCCGTAAGTTTTATGGTAATAGCCAAGACCTACCACTAGAACACGCTGAAAAGATAGCACTTTATCACTCTACAAAAAATAATATTGCAGAGAAAGAACACCAAGAATACAGACGATCTAAGTCAGCTTGGGAAATAAGTTACAGGCTCAGAGAAATTAAAGATGCGATTGAGATGCATAACAATTCTTTTGACAACGACTTAGAAATTAATTTAGAGGTAAACGAAAATGAGTGAAGAAATAAAAAACTTAGTTGAAGATCTTGGTTGGGAATACCAGCGCATGTCATCTTGCGGAAGAGAAACATATAAAAATTTATGTCTCAAGCTTGGTTGGAAATTTGAATTGGAGATTGAAGATGACAGTTGAAACTAACCCTAACTATTGGGATTGTGAATGTGAAACTAACTTTATACATGCTAAGGCTCAAACCTTGGCATGTTCTTTATGTGGAATGACTGAAGATGAATCTCCAGATTCCAGAGTAAACGAAATCAAGGAAACCGAAGATGCTTAACCTCTTAGAAATAATTTTTGAAGTTACAACCCTCTTAGTGCTTGTAGCAATTTTATATATAATAATAACTGAAGATAATAATAGGAGATAACATGACCCAATATTCAGACCAAGTAGAAAAACGCAGGAAGGAAACCCTGGAAGAAAGAATGGATGCCACCCTTACTTCTTATTACTTTCAAAAACATGAAAAGAATAAAGATATAGAAGATTACCGACAGCTTGATTATGCAAGTGGGCGCAGAGTCATAACTAATATCAGTAAATCTGGTAGACCCAAGACAACACAAAATAAACCTATGCGTAGACATTTATTTATAAGTTCATTTGGTAGATATTTTAGAAATGATTGAAATAATTGGATATATATTCGGCGTAGGCTTTCTTATTTGGCTAACCGTACTTTTTGGTATTTTTATCGCAGTTAAATACTTTGAGAACCTATGAAAAGATACCGTTATGTAATTGTCAAACAAGACAAACCCAATACTTTGCTCCCATATGGCGTAGAAGTTTATCTAAACCAAGACAAAGAACCCATTAGATCTTATTGGTTTAAGACACCCCAAGAAAGAATAGAGGGCCTCAAGATTGTTGCTAATTATGATTAATCTCGATACAATCCGAGAGTGGTACTTGTTTGATTGGATTCAATATCTTCTCTACTCTCCTAAAATTATGTATCTTATGAGTGCCACACTCTCATGAGTTTCTTATTTTACCTAGCTTTATTCTTATACATACTTGTATTTATTTTAGATAGACCTAACCAAAACTAATCAAAACTTTCTTCTTCCTCTACATCTGTAGCTTGATCTATTACTTCCTGTTTTAGATCTTCCTGTTCCAACCTTTCTAAACTATCAGCCTCATCTTCCAGCTCGCCTGGATCCAGAAGACCGTCAGTTTTATTAGCTAAGACCACATTCCCCATCAGCTGCTCAAGTCGTTTCTCTACTTCTTCCCGACTCATTTGATCAACCTTCCCGAACATAACCTCTTTTCTATCCACTACAAGACCCCCGACCTTTAACAAACTATTTTGTGCCGATATGGCAGCGTTAAAGGACCCCGCTTCGAGGGCCTTGTCTCTAATATCATATAGATCCTGGACAGCTCTATCATAATTCAACTCATACTTCTTCTTAGCTTCATTCATCAGATAGTTATATTCTTTACGAATCGTTGGATGATTCATGAGCTTATTAGCAGATTGACGAGCATCTTTATACCCAGCCTTATGTGCGCATTCTACGAGAGATAGCCGAGGATTATTGACAGCTTGCCAAATAAAGTTTCTTTGTCTGCGATTGAGTGAATTGTCTAGGTTAGCGAATTCTATAGGAGCTTCTTCTTCTGGAGAAAGGATAGGTTCATATTCTAATTTATTTTTTCTATAACCCATATTGTTTTAAGCATATTAGAGTGAGGGAAATAATAATACCTACCCCCACTTTACCCTAAAGTGTATTGAGAGGATACCTTACAACAAATTACTTCGTCAAGATATTTATTATTTATTTATCTATATTTCCTTCTTTCCTGTGACAAAAATGAAAAAAATAAAATAATCGTCAAACCCGCATTCTTATCATGTTTTCTTGCGTCATACATTTATGACAAAAATAAGACAATAATAGATTAGTCATTATCTGGCGTAAATTCTATGACAGTTTCACCCAGTTCTACATACTGATTGAGGATCTCATCTACTAAATGCAGCAGCTTATCATCATCCTCTTCTACAAGCTTTTGTAGACTCCACACACAATAGCTCAATGAAGTTAAAACAACGCTTAACTTATCCTCGCCTCTTAGTGTGTAATTGTTAAAAAGATTCTCTAAACGCGAAACCACCTCAGCTAGAGTTGGCTTTTGCATCTTACTTTGGATTGGAACTACTTTAAATGTCATTAATTAACTATAACTTATTTAGTAGAATTATCTAGGTCTTCTTGTTTAACCTCATGTGCAACATGACGCATCAATATATCAATAAGTTCTAGCTTTTCAGACCTGGAAAGACTATGGAACTGGCTCACGATTGTTTGTATTAACTCTGTACTACTCATATTTTTATTCCTTATATAAAAGCGGGGGATTGTTTCGCCAAGCTCCCCCGATACTTATGCAGACTATCCAGCTTAATTACTGAATGACGCGAACTAAACTATTTGAATGTTTTCAAACTCTTCGTTATGAAACATACGAACTTCTTCCTCTGGACAGGATGACTCGAAGTTTAAGTTTTCTTTGTGATATTTCTTGTAGGCCCCCACAAGATTATTCGTTTTCTTATCAGCCAGATCGTTTTCAGCCTGGTCATAAGACAAACGCATTAACATGTACATATCGCTTGTTCTACCCATTTGTAACCTCCTAAAGTTTCTATATGTAGACATTATAGACTTTTTCCTTTAAAATGCAATGAAACACATTTACTTAGGAGAGTAATATGCAAACAACTAAAGAAAAGATAGATGCAATCTTAAATGCATCCAACGAAAGGGAGATCACTAAAGATCGTCTTAACTACACTTTGTTTGAACTGAAGGCCAACATCTCAGATCTAACAGAGATTGTTAATAAACTTACAGATGCCGTTGATAGCATGAAGGAGGCGTCATGAGTGTATTTAATATAGATAAAAGGTCCAACACTTCAGCTTTTATAGAAATGGGTAATGTAACTGTTTATGTTGATAATTCAACAGGCGAACAGATCGTGGAGGTTTGGAAGACTGCAAGAGATACGGGGCAGATTTCAAATATACATAATTCACTTTTTGATATTGAAAAACAAAAGAGGGTAAAAATATGAAAATAATGCCAGAAATATTAGAGAACGAAGAGCATATGGTCCTCGGGGATGCTGTCTATTTCCCAGATATGGAACATAACTTCTATCATTCAGTACCAGGAATCTCATCATCAAACATTAGAAGGTTTGGTCAGAGTCAGCTTCATGCATTTGAAGAGGAGAATGAGACTACCCCAGCCATGAAGTTTGGAACTGCTGCTCACTCACTTATTGTTGAGGGAGAGGAAGCTTTTGTGAATGATGTGGTGTGCTTGAGTGGATCTCCATACACTAACGCTAACAAAGAGTTAAAGAAGGAGTATGAAGACAGAGGGTTAACCGTTATTACTGCTAAAGATAAAGATATTCTTTACAGTATGAAGGAAGCTTTGTTACCAGAAGGCATTAAACATCTATCAGCTGATGAGGGAGAATATCCAAGTGTGTTCAACTCTCCGTTTGAAAGAGCAATCTTTTGGTGGGAAAAGGATCTATTACTCAAAGTTAAGTCAGATGTAATTAGATATCCTGTCAGTATGCCTCATGAGTCTAACTCTATTATTCTTGTTGATTATAAAACTACGACTGATTGTTCAGTTAGAGGTTTTACTTCATCTATCAAGAAGTATCAGTATGATCT